TATACCGGCATTCAGGCGCTGCTCGCGGCCGAGGCGCAGCTCGGCGTGCGCCCGCGCATCCTCGGCGTGCCCGGCCTCGACAACCAGGACGTGGTCGACGCGCTGGTCGTGGCCGCCAAGCGGCTGCGCGGCTTCGTCTATGCCGCCGTGCGCCCGACCGGCGCGATCGCGGCCAACGTCGGCGCCGCCGTCACCTATCGCAGTGAGTTCGGCGCGCGCGAGCTGATGCTGATCTGGCCGGACTTCGTCAACTGGGACACCACCACCAACGCCGACGCCCCGGCCGCTGCCGTCGCCCGCGCCCTGGGCCTGCGCGCCAAGTTGGACCAGCAAGTGGGCTGGCACAAAACCCTGTCCAACGTGCCGGTCAATGGCGTGTCCGGGCTGAGCCGCGACATCTACTGGGACCTGCAAAACCCCGCCACCGACGCCGGCCTGCTCAATGCCAACGAGGTCACCACCCTGATCCGCCGCGACGGCTTCCGCTTCTGGGGCTCGCGCACCTGCTCGGCTGACCCGTTGTTTGCCTTCGAGAACTACACCCGCACCGCCCATGTGCTGGCCGACACCATGGCCGAGGGCCATTTCTGGGCGGTGGACAAGCCCATGCACGCGAGCCTGGTGCGCGACATCGTCGAGGGCATCAACGCTAAAGGCCGCGAGCTTGTGCGCGGCGGCTACCTGATCGGTTTCGAGTGCTGGTTCGATGAGGCTGCCAACGACAAGGACACCCTCAAGGCCGGCAAGCTCTTCCTCGACTACGACTACACCCCCGTGCCGCCGCTGGAAGACCTGACCCTGCGCCAGCGCATCACCGACCGCCACCTGGTCACCTTCGCCGCCGGCATCAAGGCCTAACCCCATACAACCCGCGCGGCCCACGCCGCGCCGTAGGAGAGCGCCCACATGGCCCTGCCCAAAAAGCTCAAGAACATGAACCTGTTCAACGATGGCGAAAGCTACGTTGGCCAGTGCAAGTCCGTCACCCTGCCAACCCTCACCCGCAAGCTGGAAAGCTTCCGGGGTGCAGGCATGGACGGCCCGGTAAAAGTCGACCTAGGCCACGGTGACGACGGCATCCAGCTCGAATGGACCCTAGGCGGCTGGGATCTGACCGCCCTGCGCCAGTTCGGCGCCGTACAGGCCGATGGCGTGATGCTGCGCTGGGCCGGTGCCGTACAGCGTGACGACACCGGCGAAGTCTCCGCCGTGGAAGTGGTCGCCCGTGGCCGGCACGAAGAGATCGACTTCGGCGATGCCGAGTCCGGCGAAGACACCGAGCATTCCTTCACCACCACTTGCAGCTATTACAAGCTCAGCGTGGACGGCAACGTCGAAATCGAAATCGACCTGCTCAACTTCGTATTCGTCGTCAACGGCGAAGACCGCCTGGCTGAGCACCGCGCCGCCATCGGCCTGTAATCCCGGCGCCGGCCAGCGCGCCGGCGCTCCTTTCGTAACCCAAGGAGCTACCCCATGAGCAAGCCCACCTACAGCGACCCCATCGTCCTCGAGCAAGCCATCAAGCGTGGCGAGGGCAAGCCCATAACCGAAATCACCCTGCGCAAACCCGCCGCCGGCGAGCTGCGCGGCCTGAAGCTGGCAGACCTGATCAACGGCGATGTCAACGCCACCATCCGCCTGGTGCCGCGCATCAGCCAGCCGACCCTCACCGAGCAGGATGTCGCCGCCCTGGACGTTGCCGATCTGCTGGGCTGCGCGGATGCCATTGCCGGTTTTTTGCAGAAGACGGGCACGCCAGCGGAATCCCCCGCTGCGTAGATGACGTCATGGCCGACATCGCCCTGGTGTTCCACTGGGGCCCCGAGCAGATGAACGCCATGGCACTACCCGAACTGATTGAATGGCGCGAGCGCGCCCGTGAACGATGGGAGCGCACGCATGGCGCGGGATCTAAACCTTAAGGTCAACCTGCAGGCCCTGGACAACGCCACCAAGCCCATGCGCTCGGTGTTCTTGGGTGCCCAGGGGCTGGGCCGCGCTCTGCGTGATACCCGCAGCGACCTGAAGAACCTGCAGGGCCAACAGAAAGACGTCAGCTCATTCCGTAACCTCAAGGGCGCATCGGAGCAAACCGGCGCCGCCATGCAGGCCAACCGCGAGCGCGTCAAGGCGCTGTCCCGCGAGCTGGCCAACACCAGCACGCCCACCAAGGCACTGACCCGCGACTTCCAGAGCGCGGTCCGCCAGGGCCACGCCCTCAAGCAGAAGCACAACGAACAGCAGCGCGAGCTCCAGGGCCTGCGCAGCAAGCTGGGCGAGGCGGGCGTCAGTACCCGCAACCTCGGCCAGCATGAGCGCGACCTGCGCAGCAAGATCACCGCGACCAACCAGGCGCTGACCCAGCAGGAAAACCGCCTCAAAAAAGTCACTGCCCAGCAGAAAAGCCTCGGGCGGGCCAAAGAGCAGTACGAACGCACCCAGCAGCTCGCCGGCAGCATGGCCGCCACCGGCGCCGGTGGGCTGGCAGCAGGCAGCGGCATTCTGTATGCCGGCGCGAAACTGATGGCGCCCGGCGTGCAGTTCGACGCCGACATGAGCAAGGTGCAGGCGCTCACCCGGCTGAACAAGGACGATGGCCAGCTCGCCGCCATGCGTGCCCAGGCCCGCCAGCTGGGCGCGGACACCATGTTCAGCGCCACCGATGCCGCCCAGGGGCAGGGGTTCCTGGCGATGGCAGGCTTCAAGCCCGAAGACATCCTTGCCGCGATGCCGGGCATGCTGGATCTCGCCAAAGCAGGCGACAGCGGCCTGGCGGAAACCGCCGACATTGCCTCCAACATCCTCACCGGCTTCAACCTCAAGGCCTCCGAAACCGGACGCCTGGGTGACGTCCTGGTGGGCGCATTCACCCGCTCCAATACCAGCCTGCAGATGCTGGGCGAAACGATGAAGTACGCCGCGCCGGTTGCCGCCAGCGTAGGGCAGGACATCGAGACCGTCGCTGCCATGGCCGGCAAGCTGGGCGACGCCGGTATCCAGGGCAGCATGGGCGGTACCGCGTTGCGCGCCATCCTCAACCGCCTGTCCGCACCGCCTGCAGCAGCGGCCAAGGCGCTGGACACGCTGGGCATCAGTGCCAAGGACGCCCAGGGCAACCTGCGCGACATGCCCAGCGTGCTGCAGGAGATCTACGAAAAGACCAAGAACATGGGCAACGCCGAGCGCGCTGGGCTGCTCAAGGGCATCGCGGGCGAGGAAGCGGTGGCCGGCATGCAGGTGCTGGTGGCCCAGGCCGGCAGCGGCGCCCTGCAGGAGTTCATCGGCACCCTGCGCCAGACTCAGGGCGAGGCGCAGCGCACCGCCAAGGTCATGGGTGACAACTTGGTGGGCGACCTGGACGAACTCTCTTCCGCCTGGGAAGACCTCGGCATCCAGCTCCAGGAGCAACAGAACGGCCCGTTGCGCGAGACTACCCAGGCGCTGGCCAGCGTCGTCGGTAGCGTGAAAAGTTGGATTGCCGAGAACCCTAAACTCGCCAGCAACATCGTAAAAACCGCCGCCGGCGTCGGCCTGCTGATGGCCGGCATGGGCGGACTCACCCTGGCGATGGCTTCGATCCTTGGCCCGTTCGCCATGGTGCGTTATGGGCTGATGCTGTTCGGCATCCAGGGTGGCGGGCTGGCTCGTACGCTGTTCACCCTGGGTAAAACGGCGCTGCCGCTGGTGGGTAAGGGCATCCTGTTCATCGGGCGGGCGCTGATGATGAACCCCATCGGCCTGGCCATCACCGCCATCGCCGGCGGCGCGTACCTGATCTACCGCAACTGGGACCGTATCGGTCCTTACTTCCTCGGGTTGTGGGCTGAGGTTCGAAAGGGCTTCGCCGGTGGGCTGGGTGGCATCGTCACCACGCTGGGCAATTTCAACCCGGTGGCGTTGATCTATCGCGGCTTCGCCACGGCACTGAATGCCCTTGGTGCGGATCTGCCGGTGCGCTTCACCGAGCTCGGCAACATGATCGTTCGCGGGCTGGTCAACGGCCTGCTCTCCGGCCTCGGCCAGATCCGCAACGCCGTCACCGGCATCGGTGGCAAGGCCATCGGCTGGTTCAAAGAGAAGCTCGGCATCCACTCGCCGTCGCGTGTATTCGCTGGCCTCGGCGGTGACACCATGGCCGGCCTTGAGCTAGGGCTGGCAGGCGGCGAGGGCGGGGCGCTCAAGCAGCTGGCC